AATATAATTAAATCGCCTCTTATTTGTTCTGCTTGCCTGTAAATACTATTTTCTACCGCATCTTTACCTATCGGAACGGTTGCCATTGTTGCGCCGCCTTTAGCAAGGTTAGTTGTTTTAGCGTTCAACTTTTTACCTAACATTTCTGTGAAGTTTTCTTTTGCGCCAGAACCTCTAGCTACAGAATCACCAATTGTGCCAATTGTTTTAACATTTCTTATACTTGATTGGTTGGTAAAGTCATGCATGATTGTGCCATTAGCTGTAGTGACACTTCTAGCCCTTACTTTATCAACTTCATCGTTTAACTTTTCCCTATTTCTTATAGCATCGTTACCAATTCTTAAGCTAGCGTTTATTTTTTCTTTGATTTCTTTTAATTCTTTAGCTGGATCTGATTTATTGCTCTTAACGCCTTTAACATAGTTGGCTGCCTCGTGCACCGCTTTTTTATATCTGTTTTTTATTGTGAAATCACCCAACACGACGTCTTGTTTTACAATTTGATTGTACGCATCCCTAACTGTAGTAATCTCTACAATTCTTACCAGGTCGTTATAACCAATAGTTGGGTCAGATACTCTTACAACATCTCCAACGTTTGGGTTAGCCTCTGGAAAATGCTCACGTAAGACCACAAAATCTAATGAAATAGAAACTGTAATACTTCTTTTTATAGCTAACTCCATTGCTTTTTTTAAGCTATCTTCTTTTTTGATACGTCCATCTATGATTGGTGGCGCTTCTCTTCTTCCAACCAATTGTGCTAATGGGTGTGTAAATTCTAGTTGTAAGCTAGCTTCTGTAAAGGTTTGTTGTTCGTCAAAGTCACCAAACCCTTTGATAACTGTATAACATTTTGATGCGTCCTCTTGAATTTTGACATTATCCGCATTCACGCCAGCTTTAATATAGTACTTCGCAACATTAGTAACTTCATCGTATAAATGAAATGTTTTTGTTTTAGCGTCATATTCGTATTCTAAATGATAGCGTTCTAAACCTTTTTTAAAGATTTCTAACCTTGAATCCCCTTTACCTAATCCCTCAAACCTAGACGCATTAACTTTGGCGTGCAATACATACTTATAACCAGTACCTTTAAACACTGTATTAAAGTACTCAACACCAGTGAAACTTTGATTATATTCTGCATATATCCTAGAATTGTTTAAATCATCTAATTCTTTAGGCCTAGCTTTAATTTGTAATACAATTTTGTTGCCTTTGGTAGATTTATCTATAATGACAATGACATATTCGTTAAAATCATTAGCCCCCTCAACGTGTGTAATCGTCCACATCTTTGTGATAGCTCCTATTGCATCAAAAGTGCTAGCATTTTCAACTATTTCAATATCTACTGTGCTATCCTCATTAAGTTTTTTGTTAATTCTAGAACCTACGTACACCGCATGCCCCGCGCCTTGTAAGCTTTTTAACAAAATAGGCATCAAGCCCCTCCTTATCTATAATAAAATTTGTGCCTAAATGTAATGCGTTTCATTAGCACGTTTGACTTAAACCTGTTCCAACCAGGGTATAATACCGGTTGTTCTAGCGTAGTATTAAAATTATCGATATTTAAATTACCTCTGTATGTGTGTTTGCCGTCAAAGCGAATGATATCGCCCGCCTTTAACGCAACTCCTTTTAGCACGGCAATATTTCCGCGATCCATATAAAATGTAAAACCGTACTTATCGTTAGCTTTAACGTCTTCTGCTAATTCTATTTCAACAACACTAAACTGATTGAACTGTGTTATAGCAACGTCACCATGATAATAAACATCGCCAATTGTCGTATTGTGAAATGTCATTTTACGTCGTTTGTCACTTTCGCTAAACGGTATTCTATCTGGCACTGACCACTTTTCCATATTTTGATTACTTTCTAGGTCTGTGCTGTAACCTATACTTTCAAAATAAGGTAACTCTGTCGTTTCTAAAGTTAAGGTGAATTCACCACTTGTTCGTGTAGTATCAAAAGAAACTTCGCTAACCAAACCTACATACAGTTGGCGTCCATCAACATAATCTAAATCGAATTGCTGATCTAAGGGGTCAAACATATTTTCGAACTTTATCGTATTATCAGGTGTTGCTAACTCACGCAAATAAAAACGTCCAGCAAATAATGCTTGGACGTCTGACTTTAAGTGTGAAGCATAAGCAATTTTTGGAACCTCATACCTCAAAATAAGTTCTATCGTTTTGTACTCTTCCTTAGCGTAGTTATGAAATCTCCCGTCAGTGCCTTCGGTTTCAGAAAAATCACGTTTATAGCCAGCACCTGCAACGTTATATCCCACTACCTTTAGATACTTATGTGTGAACGGGTTGTTACTCACCCGGTATTTCGAATTACCTTTTATTATTTCTACATCATGAGATATCAATAAGCCCCCCCTCCTTACATTAAGCTAACGCTTCCATCTTTGGCATCTAAGTCATCTATATATGATTTTATAAACTCAATGTCGCCTTCATTTCGAACGGTGATGTTAACAATAGGTCGGTTGTTTTCTTTCATGCTGTGTTGAATATCCTTAGACATATGACCGTCAACAGAACCATTTAAACTCCCTTGCATATCAGAAGTTAGATCACTGTATAGCTCCGGTCTAAATGCATTTTTCAATTCTTTAGACAATGTTGTAACAGCGTTTATAGCACGGTCGCCGTCTTTTGTAATACCTATAGCTAAACCTTGCGAAACATACTGCCCTAATCCTCTGAACACTCTAGATGGCGATTTGATACGCAACACTCTTTTAGCAGCATTTACAGCCGCCTGCGCCACGCTTTTGGCTGCGTTTACTACCCATTGCAAGCCTCGTTTAATACCATTCACCAAACCACGCATTAAATCCATACCAGCATTTAAGAACTTGCCAACAAAACTTCTGACCTTACCTACTGCTCTACTCATACCATTCGCTACTTGACTAACTACACGTACAAAACCACTAATAACATTTTGAACAAACCTAGCCATTGCATTTGCTATTGAAGATACCCACTGACTAGCTTTTGAAATAATATATCCCAATGCTTGTGCCATCTTAGAAGCTATCGTTGTTACTACTCTGCTGAACCAACTTGAAATACTACTCCATATTCTCGAAACAAAGCCGGTTATGGTACTCCATATCTGAGACCAACTTGTGCCGAACAATGATAACGTTCTATCCATAACATCTGTCAAGAATCCAATAATAGAATTCCAAACAGATTGTATATGCTCCCAAATAGTATCGAGTACATTTGAAACAGTTGTTTTGATTGTTTCCCACGCGCCTGAGAGGTCGCCAGTAAGAAATTGAATTAAAGCGGTGAATATCCCTACAATAATTTGAACGGCTACAGATATGATTGTACCTATTGTTTTAAAAGCAATAGTTATCAATGTCCACAGTCCTTGAACTGCGTTCATCACACCGACAATAGCATTTTTAACTAAGTCTCCTAGAACGGACATAAAGATATCACCTAATGTTTCTAGTATCGGTATAATCGGTTGTATAGTTTCTTGAACCTTATTCCACAAATCGGTTAACCAACCTACAATCTTTTCTATAGCTCCAGACACAGCTTCTTTTACACTTTCCCATGCAGTGGTTACGGTTTTTCGGAACCCTTCGTTTGTTTTCCACAAATAAATAAGCCCTGCAACAAAACCAGCAATTACACCCACAACTGCTAAAATGGGCCACGAAATCGATGTAATAGCACCTGCTAGCAACGCAAAACCACCTTGTAAAAGTGGTAGAACAGCTCTAATAAGATTCATAGGATTTAACAAGAACTTAAAAGCACCTCTTAATACATTAAACGCACCACTTAATAACCGGCTGTTTTTAGCGAAATTTTGTATCTTTCTACCGATATCTAGTAATGTTATACCAAATACATTACTTAACACCGCACCTACTGCGATAATAGGTGCCATCATAGCCCAAAACGCACCACCAAGAATTGCGAGAACACCTATAAATTTAGCTACACCTGGATGTGCTTCAAAAAGCTTAGCTATGAAACCTGCTAAAGTTGTAATGAATTCCAACAACTTACTAGCTATTGGTGCCATTGCAGTCCCGAACGCCACCAAAGCTTTTACTATGTTCCCGATTAATTGCATAATCGTCGGTCCGTTATCTTGAACATATTTAATAAAGTCTTTAAAGCCTTGTGATTTACCGACTTCCTCTGACCACTTTTTAAATTTATCCGTCAATTTAACCAACCAATCAAAAATGTTTGAACTGTTTTGACCAAACGCAATCATCAAATTACCAATACCCTTAAAAACATTTCCAAATATCTTACCTATCTTAGGTAAATTTGTTTTAGTATATTCAATAAATGATTTGATAGCGTTTTGTCCTGCGACACTGTTCGCCCAATCTTGGAAGGCTATAGACATGTTTTGTAGACCTTGTGACACAAATTTAAACAACGGCATCATTTGAGTGAATACATTGACTAACCCATCACCAAATCGTCCTGCAGCATTTAACAAGTCGCCAAATACCGCACCGCCTATTCCATTTAATGATTCAAACGCTTTTTTAGCTGTATTAGATGTTTTAACCCATTCTTCAAACTTACGTACATTCGCTTCAACTAACATTGACGCTTCAGACAAGAAGGGTTTCATTTGAGTTAATGCGCTTGTAACACCTCTTAAACCTGATGACATAGCGTTGAATATTTTAGACTGGTTTTCTTTAACAATACCTTGCCACGTGTCTTTTAATTGATTACTGGCTTTTCTGAAATCTTGTACCTCTTTTGTAACTGCCAGGGTACCATCTTCCACCATTTTAAGTGCACTAATTGCCATTGCACCGAAACCAACTGCTCCAACGCCTGCTACAGAAAACGCACCAGCTAAACCTAAAACGCCGCCACCTAACACTCCGACTGCGTTAAGTACTGCCATGATTGCAGGGACTAAACCAGCAATCACTGGTATCAACGCTTGTATACTAGCAATCATCAAGCCTTTAACTTGTTGTGCAAAGATAGTACCGAAAGTTCGAATTTTAGTAGCTAAGGCGTCCATTTTCTCGCCGTAATCTTTCAATGAGTTGTTAAGTTTACCCCAAATATCACTTGTTCCATTTACTTCTTTTCTCATGATCTGACCAATTCTTCCGAAAGAACGTTTAACTGCTCCTTCGACTTCATTGAATTCTTTTGTGAATTTATTTCCTAATTTCCATCTGCTGGAATCAACATCAAAACTATGCCTGCTAAGATCTATTAAGTCTTCTTTAAACCCTTTAACCGCCATTTTAGCGGGGTTTGCATCTAAATCCAACTTAACAACATGTTTTCTCCAAGCTTCGACAGTAGCTTTAGTTGCATTATATTTGGCCATTAATTCAGTGTTACTTAGTTTCAAATCTACTTTATGTTGTTTAAATCGCTCTACTTGAGCTTTAGCGCGTTCTAAATTCGCTTTATACTCATCTGTTTTCATGAATAATTTAACAGAATGCCCTCGCCAACGTTGAGCCATCGATTTAGCTCGCGTTAATTCACGTTGGTACGATCTAATATTCGCATTAACTTTTGTTTCAATTTCATTAGGAACCGCTGTCTTGGCTAAACGTTGTGCCTTTCGTACATTGCTTTGAAAGTCTTTGATGATAGCATTTATGCGTGCCATGAAATTTTTATGCATGTTTATCCCCCTCTCTGACTAGTATTTAAGCTATTAATAAATCTTCGAGTGCCTCGTTTATGCAGCTCTCTAATACGTTTATTTTTAGCTAATTGACGTTGCTTCATTCGATGATATTCATCTTCCCGACCACTAACGATATAATGTTCCTTTTCTATCTGTTTAGCGAAACGCTTAAGTGATTTACCGGCTTGAGCCACCGCATTGTATTGCGCACCGTGCAAGAGAATTTCACGTTGGTCAATTAATGCTTGCTTAGCACCAATAACCCAATCATTCCATTCAATCGGCATCATACTCATAAGTGTATCGTTATCAACAAAACCTATATATCTACTGGTCATCTGTCTTACTTTTGAATAGTCTAGTAAGGTAGTGAGCCCATGATTTCCTTGTAATTCTCTTTCATCATCTCGATACCATTCTTCGTGTTTTCTTTCTCTTCCTCTTTCACCAACGATGGCGCTTTGTTCATTTGCATCCAGTATGCACGTGACTCTTGCTTGAAAAAACCACTATTATTTAGAACGTCTAACGCACCTTGTAATAATCCTAACGTGTCATTTTCTTCTTCAATGACAGCCATAATGGCGTTTTCAATATCTTTTCTTTTCGGCGTATCATTTATCATATATGCCGTTGCACATTCCCAAAAATCAACAATAGATATTGTTTTACGCTCAAGTAAGTTGTTGTATAGATTTCTAAATCCTGAAATCTTTTCTTTCGTTCCTTCTTTGTCTGCTTCACTAGCAAATTTTTCCGCTTTAATATCAAACATAAACGTTGCTTTCGCTTGGACTTCTTTACCATCAATTGTTAATGCTGTAATAGGGTTAAATTTTGTTTCAGTCATTTTATATACCTCTTTTATTGTTAATTTTTATATAAATAGAGGGCCTAAGCCCTCATTAATTACATTTCTAAACTGCCAGAGCCCTTTTTAGTACGATCTTCAAAGCTACCTTCATACTCGCCCATATTTTCCCATTCAACAGTAGTCCCTGCTGCACTAGGATTAAGCCATTCAGGTGGTAAATTATCGACACTACCGTCAGCGCTGTTAAATTTAACCTTCGCTGTAATCTCAATCGTGTTATCTTCGTCATCAAACGACCATTCATGCTCTTCAATAACTACATAAGCAAACGTTCCGTGATGTTTACCTTCACGTTTTTTGGTTTCCCAAATCCAGATGCGCAACTGTTTAAAATGCTTAACAGACTCTTTTAACGCTAATTGTCCTTTGTCTCCAGGAACAGCATCTACAGTTAATTTAATCTCTTCTTCAACAGAGTTACGGCTATAATCTTTTTTGCCACCTTGAATCATCTCTGCAAGGTCGTTACTGATTGTGTGACCACCCTCAGATAAGCTAGCAAGTAATGTAGCTTCTTCAATAGTTAGCTTTTTAGCTAAATCTTTGTCAGCAATCTGAATAGCAACAATATATTTACTTTGCATTCGTTACACTCCTTTGTAATGTGTTGTGTCTATATTTAAAAAGAAGTCGAATGATACCGTGTTTAGTGTATTGATCTATGTCAATAATCACTTCTTGAGTATCAATCCGACTTCTAATGAATGAATAATGTTCAATTTCTATTTCGCTGTTCAATACAAACCCTAGAAACTGAATAATTTGCGATGCCTCATCTCTATTACGCGTTTGACTATAAACATGTAATGTGATGCCAACATCTTCGACCATGCTTGTGGTCGTTTCTTTGTTAGTGACGTTTGTTTCACCCACAACAATATATGGGTAAACAGCGTCTTTCTGAACGCAATCAAAAACCCTACCGTCCAATTGTTTTTGGATAATAAGGTTACTTTTTAATTTGTTATATACTTTGTTAAATAAGTACCGTTCAACTGATACCCACATATCTTAACCACCTCATGAAAAATACTTATTAAAGAATGCTCGTCCAGCGTCTATTGCCGGCTCCCAAAAAGGTTGAGCATGTTGTCCTTTAGTAGTGTGCCACTTACCGTTTGCATCTTTGTATGACCACGGTATCTTTTTGGCTCTACTACCTCCAGCACCTGTTGCATATATACCAGTACCATAATTGACATATATTGCGTATTCACTACCAATATTAATAACACCAGTAAAACCGCTGTCTTTAAAGTCCATTGTTACACTTTCTCTAAGATATCCGGTATCAACTGGCATTAATGAAATGATTGTATTGTGAATCTTAGCAGTTGTCTTTGCTATACCTCGTTTGACCCATCGCTCCATATCTCGCTCGTAATTTTCCAACTCTTTTACTAAGTCCCAATTACCATACTTAACCTTTGCCAATAGATCGCACCCTCAATCTAGTTAAATTGATTTCATGTTGTCCGCCTTGGTCGACCGGTTCGCCTACAACTTCGTACGTTTTACCCTCGTAATTAAATAAAGTTTTGTTTGTTATTGGTATGTGATACGGCGTATATAGGTTACGGTCGAAGTCTTTGCTCATTTGATGAAATTTGAGTGTCTCGCTTGATGTAGGCGTATCCATAAATCCTTTAATTGTTTCGTTACTTTTAAAACGCTCGTATTCTTTAGGAAATGTTCCTGCAACTTCAACCTCTCCAATTTCAATTGTGTGCGGAAACTCATCAAACGGATTAAACATATCGCTTACCCCAACTTAACTTACGATAAGGCGTTAGATAAGCATAAGCACTACTAGGTATGTCGGTTACATAGGTATAACTCACAGTACCCATCGTGCGCGCTGAGATATTGCCGGTTGTACCAAACTTGATACATTCAGCAATAAACTTCTTAACGCCCGACGGCACTGCTTTGTCATCAAACTTCTGATTACAATAATCTTCTGCAACACTTTTATATTCTTCAATAAGATATTCGATTTGCTCATCGTTAGACGAATCATTGAGCGAAAGTCCATTAATCATTTTGACGTCTTTTGCGTCCATTACTTAACACCCTCTAAAACTTTGATAAGCTCATCTTTTTTCATATCGCTATATCCTTTAATTTCGCGCTTTTTAGCAAGTTCTTTTAATTCTGCTACTTTCATATCAGATAAACTTTTTTGCTCGTCAGCGTTCGCCTCAGGCTCTTCTGTTTGTTCATCTTCAACAAGTTTGATAGCGATTAAATTACGGCGGTTGTTTGTTGTAGATAATTCAGTGAATCGTTCTTCTGACACTTCTAATCCATCACGTGGGTAAACGTCTCCCACTTGATATTCATATCTGTTGTCTTGTGCATCTTCAAAACGTTCAATTACTTTATACATACGTCACTACCTCCTATTACATTTCTAAAGATGCTTGTGGCGCTTTGAAAGTTATCTTAACCACACCTGTTTCATCTTTTAAGTTAACGCCGTAGTGATAATTAGTAGATAAAACGTGTGTACGTTTAAGAATGTCAAAGTCTGTGTATGCTTCTGGTTTCTTTTTATTAACAATTTCCATTGCACCACGACGTTGTAAGAAAGCTGTGTTTTCTGAAATACGCTTAGACTTAACAATGTCTGATACGCCTACGATTTCAGCTAAATCTCCTTTTGAAATTGCACGATCTTGTACATTTCCGCCAACTTTAAATAACGATTTAACCAACTTGTTATAATCTTTAGGGTTAACATGTAACACATAATTTTCTTCGTTCTCAGAATTGAATACTTCAATCGCATCTAAAATACCTGTAGCATCAGCAGGAACTGTGGCAGTTTGTTTTGATTTATTTAATTCTGTAATATAGTCAATTTCAACTTTATCAGCTAATGACATTGCTAATTGTCGAGCAGCTTCTTGTAAAGTACCGTTAATATTTGTGATAACAGCAGTTTGAGTTACCTCAACAGCCTTACCAGTTTCTTTAACAGTAACTTTAGTAGTAGTCATGCTCATTTGCGTTGTATCCATTGCAACGCCTTCTTGTAAGTCTTCCGCAGCGCCAATGTACGCATATTTAGGTCGTGTGATTGTGTCACCTGGTTGTCCCACCAATGTGTCATCAGTAACGGCATAAGGAGTAAAGCGGATTGCATTTTCCATTTGTCCACTTACTACATTTGCCAAGACCTCTGGATTAATTAAATTTTCTTTTTTAGTTTGTGTCATTTAGGACTCTCCTTTTTAATTTGATAGTTCACGGTACAAGTCAGGGTCGCTATTCAATAACTCGACTTGTTCTGTGTAAGTCATCTTTTTGAAATCTTCTTTTGTTGGTTTGCCTGTAGGGTTATCCCCTTGTTGTGGGCTATTACCTGTAGGCTTAGACGGCGCAAATAAATAAGGTTTAGACTCTTTGAGTGTTTTAATCTCTTTGTCTAAACCTTTCACAGTGCCGTCATCTCGCAATTCCAGTTCACCTTTATTGATGAATGCTAGAATGTCGTTAGCATCGTTCGCTTCTTTAGCAACTGCTAACTTAACTGCGTTATTAAGTTTTAATTCCTTCATATCAGCTTGATATTGGGCATTTTCTTGTTCGTATTTTTCTAACTTATCCTTAAGTTCTTTGTTATCCCCATCTTTAGCTTTTTGAAGGTCTGTGATTTGTTTGTCACGATTATTCAGTTCTTTATTCGCTTTATCAAGTTGTTGCTGTAAAGATTCCGCCTTTTCAGCCTTATCTTTAAACTCTCTCAACGTGTCATGGTGCTCATCAACGATTTTTTGAACTGTTTCTTCTTCCAAACCTAAACCACGCAAAAATTCTCTTTTCATTTGTATTACTCCTCACATTTTTTATTACGGTGGTCTTATCCACCATTGAGTTTGCACCTTTTAACGCCTTGAGCATGATTTGGGCATAAAAATAAGCCAACACAATTAAGTGTTAGCTATTTCAATTTAAAAGTTTTAATGATATCTAAATCAGCTTGATTCCTTACATTCACTTTTACAACCGGTCTTTCGTTTTGTAATTCGTTAATTTCTTTGTATAGCTCTTTAATACACTATAACCTTTCTATAGCTTCATCAGCATCAACATTTACTTTTATTTTAAAATCCATATCAGTTACCACCTTTTCGCTTATATTTCTCCCACTCACGATAAGTCATGAACGGGATAACTTCATTTTCACCGTCGTCATTACGCGCTCTCATCACAGTGGGTAATTCATCTTCATCAATGTAATAGAGTAACTTGCAACGACAGTTGATGTTTTCTTTCGCACTATTTACACCAATAAATAGCTTAGGTGCTTGTCCAACACAGCCACTCGACTTGAAGTTCTGATCTATTTCCACTGATTCACCATCTAAATGTCGATGCGTATCGCGAGTACGTGTATCTTTAGTAGCGTGCCATCGTTTCTTCATCTTCAAACCGTTATCTTTAGCAACCATTGCGCTATCAAGTCCAGCTTGTGACATCGCTCTCCCTGCTTCTGTACGAGCTACACGCAACGATTGAGCTTTAGACATGCCAATATCATCACGGATTGCTTTAGCTATCTTAGCGTAACCCTCTCCGCTCATAATCCCTTGTGTGATATGTAAGCGTATCTTTTTCAGTACTTCATCACGATGCTTCTGCAGTGTCGGTACTAATCGAATGAACTCAATAGGTTGTTCGATAGCTGATGTGATAACTTCTTTGCTAGGAACATCAAACTGCATAGATGTTTGACTTGCCGTCTCATATAAATAAAGGCTCATAAGGAACTTTTCTATATAAGCATCTTCTTGTGACTTCTGAATCATCTTTGCTACTTGCCTATAATCATCAGTCAACATTGTGCCTATACGAGTTAACTCCTTATTGAGCCTGTTATATTTATTAAATTCAGTCCATGTAACATACACATCATCACTTTGATACTTCTCAAACATATCTGCGATGATTTGTTTTATCTCTTTAAGTCGATTAGCAAATAGTTGTTCTATCGGCTTCTCAGCTTTAGAGATTAGACTATCGATATACTCATCAATATCATTCTGATTCTTTATTGTTAGATTTTTCTTGTTGTTGGGCACCGTCAGCACCTCCGTCATCTAAATTAGGTAAGTGCTTGTTATACTCTAATTGCTCTTCGTCTAGACGTTCTAATTCAGCTTTTGGATCATCAACCCAAGGATGATGACGCACTAACGTTTCTTTAGATAAGTATTGGGATTGCGCACCAATTTGTGATTGCTCTAAATCATTTACCATTACATTAAAATTGAATGTAATCTCTATTTCTTTAGCATCTAACTTAATTTTGTTGAAATCTAATATAAACTGCATTAACTCTTGTAATGCAACATTAGCTTTATTCTTAAGTTTGTTTGCTTTCAAGTTTAAGTTTGTATATAAAAACTTGAGCGCAATACCACTAGTAGCAGAACCAAATTTATCAGTTTGGAAGTCTACACCTTGACCAAACTCAACGATATAAGCTCTCATCATATCTAGATATTCTTTAGTACTAGCAACCGGCACTTCTACTTGTATAGTTTCTACACCACCATCACTACTTACATTGATAGCTTTATAGTATTTGAGACCTTCCATAAACTCACTTAAGTCTTCGCCCTCGTAACCTCTTAATATATAAATTAATTCAACCGATTCATCGAACATATTTTGCACATCTGATAAACGTTTATCAATCGCATCAATAAACGACTTATACATCCATATATCAGATACTTCTTCAGGATTGTTTTTAAAAGCAATGAAAGGTACTCGTTCCCAACTTCCTGTTGAGAAGTGAGTTTGTATGTGGTCGTTTCCGTAATAAAAATCAGGAATCAAACTACCATTTTCATATACATAATAAGTAACTGTTTCGGCAGTCCAGTATTCAACTTTTGTTTCATCGTTAAACGTAAAGATACGAATAAAAGCATTTAATTGCTCTCGTTCTTTATCAGTCCAAATTGGTATAGCTTGTTCTGCTGGTACTCTGAATAACTTTAATTCTCCATCTTCGTTAATATACACCTGCAACCAATCAATACCTTTATTACTAGCTGCAGTTAAAATATCAATCAACTTATTATCCCAACGGGTATCAAGAATTTGATGAATAACATCTAATACTTTGTCATCATCATGTGCATATGTTACTGGTTTGCTGGCGACGTAACTTACTTTCTGGTCTACTAAGTTTTGATGAAAGTTTGTAGTAATACGCCAGTCAGGCTTGGTGTAATCGATATTGCCGTGCAAATCTTGCTTATATGCTTGATAATTAATGTCGTTATCTTTGTCATAATACTTTTGACCAACATTAATATCTTTTAATTTCTGTTTATGGTTGTTAATCAACCTAATTATCATCTCTTCTTGTGTTTCGACCTTAGGTTTCATCTGTTCAATTACTTCTTCGCCATATGGCTTATCCCACGGCATTCTAATAATGTTAATCACCTACTTTAATATACTTAAACTACTTTGCCTCATATCACGCTCTAATGCGTATCTCGTTGCGTCTATTGCGTGATTGTCTTTATCTTCTAACTTAGGTTTAACATTGCCGTCTTTATCAGTCTGGTAATCGATATTTTCAAATTCCCTAGCAATGTTAGGTGTGCGTCTAGGGTCAATTACAATAGCCTCTAAGTCATCAAGCCATTGTTCCCCGTATTCAACACTATCAGCACCTTTTTTAACAGCTTTCACTTTTTTAATACCGTGTTCTTGTTTTAATTCAGCAATTGACTTAGGTTCAGCACTATCTGCAAATATCTCATCACTTTGATAACCTTTCTTTTTAAGCCAATTAGCAAACTCACGGTTACTTATCTGCACGCCGTAGTGCTCATCCACAGCATAAATGACACGTTTCTTTTTATCATAATGCCAACGTACAAAAGCTAATGGATCAGTAGCATAACCAAAATCGACTGCATTTCTTATATTGTCGAATGCGTCATATTGTCTTTGCGGTATTTCTTCAATTCTTAAATTATTAAACGGCACAACACCACTCCCTATCGCTTCGCCCATATATTCCCATCGATAACGTTGTTCGTTACGCTTTTTAGCACTCTCAGCCTCTTGTATAAACTGTTTTGATATAAACGGGTTATTCAAGTATGTAGAATGATGTACGAATGTGTTATCAGCTTGGAACGAGCTTTCATATTTTTTATTAACCCACGATTGCTTACGTTTGGGTGGGTTGTAACTAAAGAAAAACTTGTAAAATAATCCCTCATCTAATTCTCCACGTAATAATGAGTTGGTAATCGTTGTGACTTCATCTTCTGTTTTGAATTCTGCCAACTCTTCTATCCACGCAATAGAAAAAGGGAACCTACTATCTTTTAACGACTTTAATCGTTCAGGGTTCTGTGCCCCTCTAAAGATGATACGGTTCCCTCTAGGTATATAAGTTATTTCCATTGGCGACACTTTAACTTTGAATAAGTGTGACACCTTTTGCTCTTCAATTGCCCACTTGATTTGTTCAAACACTGATGTAGCTAATGTGTTATCTGTCTTACGTATAACAACCGCATTCATCGGATAACGCATAATAAGTTGTGTAATGATGATTGATATATCTGATGACTTACCCGAGCCACGTCCGCCCTTTGCAACGACATTAAGTACTTCTTTGTCCTTTGTCACTTTCCACAATGGGTGGAAGTGTTTAGGTAGCAAGTCAGATAAGTTAATCGATATCGTCATTAAACGTCACCGCGCTTTGCATTGTTACCTCTTGTTTGTCAACAGGATTATAACCTGTACGATCTAAAATATCTTTAGAAGCTTGGAACCTCACAAGCTCACTCTTAGCGTCCAATAAATTAATCATTGTTTGTAGAGCTTTGGGCACTTGTTTTTGCAAGTGCTCAGCTTGATATCCTTTAAACCCTTCTCTAAATTTATCGTTAGCTTTCCACCTTGATATAGTGGCGCGGTTCACGTCAATTTGTTCTGCAATATCCATATCTTTTGCGCCAGTGTCTGTCTTTATTTGTATATAGGCTTGTTGTTTCTTTGTTAATTCTAAATACGCGCCAAATGTTGCGTTATTTTGCATATTACTCATCGTATAATACCACCCACTTTACGTTAATTACTCTAGTTATTTTAAATA